TAACTTGGGACGCGGGGCCAGTGAGTCCGCAGGTGTTTCTGCTGGGCGAGGCTATTGCGCTCACGGTTCGAGTGGCGCTATAATAATGCAACACGGCCCTGATCCTGCGCAAGCTTGCTGAGGGGTTATTAATTAGGCAGCAGACGTGCTGCAAGTCCTCCCGGCCTCTTTGCTTGCATACGCCGGATGGGCGACCCAAGTTTTCAGCCGGCCACTGGCAACATAAGTGGATGCGCTTTCTGGATGTGCGCAATTGCAAACCAGGCTTTGCCCTCCTAGTGAGGGTTTTTTATGCTATAATGAACGGGCGGCAGCGGTTTGCAAACCGTGATAGAGATGAACGCCTATCAGCCGCATCCTTCAGTTCCCTTGGTTCAAAGGTGTATAGCATGAGCGGAAAACTCCCCACTACAAGAATCGAAGCCAAGAGATTGGGCAATAAACTGTATTTTACTGGCAATGAATGTAGTCGAGGCGGTGTTTCAGAAAGGCTCACTTCGTGCGCAATGTGCCAGTGTGATGATTGCAAGAATGCTTCCAAGGACGCCAAAAAACTACGCCCAAAGAAACTAAAAACCGAAGCTCAAATGGCGCGCGCAAGGCTTTATTCAAAGCAGTATCACGCGGAAAATAGGGCTGTAATATTACCGCAAATGAAAGAGAGGAATCGGGCCTATTATTTGAACAATTTGGATAAAGTTAAAACCCAAGTATTGAAATATCAGGCCAATAACTCCGAAGCGAGAACGGCCTATAAAAACAAATGGGCAGCACAGAAAGCCTCAAAAGACCCTATTTACAGAATGCAGGTTGCCTCAAGGCGAATGGTTCACCGAGCGCTAGGCGTGGCAGGCCAAAAGAAGTACAAGAGAACAAAAGATTATCTTGACTACACGTCGTCGGATCTTGTGTCGCACCTTGAGAGACAATTCCTAGATGGCATGAGCTGGGAAAACTACGGAAGCTGGCACATAGACCATATAACATCAGTGGCTGAGCTTGCGCACAACGGGGAAATTACTCCAAGGATCGTGAACTGCCTATCAAACTTGCGCCCAATATGGGCCGAAGAAAACATTCGGAAGGGCAGATATAAAGAGTTCCTCATTTAATGGTATACTGGAAGCATGAATAAAAGACCAAACGGTAGGCCCACTAAATACACCCCGGAGATGCAGGCTCAGGCAGAAGAGTACCTTGAGACTTATGCTGATCTTGGTGATGTCGTGCCTACATTCGTCGGCCTTGCCATTCATTTGGACGTTGCAACAAAGACAATTTACAACTGGGCAACAGAAGAAAATCCCAACTTTTTACGCATCTTTACGCGCGTAGAGCAGATGCAGCACCGGGGACTGGTCAATGGCGGGCTTGCTGGGACATTCAACCCGGCCATCACAAAAATGATGATGACGAAGCACGGCTACGATGAAAAGGCCAAGCCAGACGAATCCACAAACCTTGCGGCCGCCCTCGCACTAATCGCCGCCAAGCTCCCAGGATGAGCCTATTGCTAGATAGGCAACTTGAGCGCTGGTATGCGCTAATAGACATCGACGTTCAGGTTCGGTTATCAGAGGCGGTTAGCAATGGCGTACGCTTTCCAGTAGTCCCTGCCGGTAGACGCTCAGGCAAGACAGAGCGGGCCAAGCGATTCGTCGCAAAGCAGGCCATGAAGAACGCCGATCAGAAATACTTCCTCGCAGCCCCCACGCAAGACCAAGCCAAGAAGATATGGTTTGACGATATGTGCGCACTTACACTGTCCAGCACACACAGCCGAGCGCCAAGGGTTAGCCCACAGCCCGTTATCTATATGCCGAACGGCACAGAGATCCATATTATAGGACTGGACAAGCCGCAGCGGATCGAGGGCATCAACTGGACGGGCGGGGTCATTGATGAGATCGCAGACCTCAAGGAAACGGCGCTTGAAGCTAACATAATGCCAGCGCTGAACACAGTAGACCCCCGCCGCCCTGACTATCGGGCATGGTGTTGGTTCATCGGCGTGCCTGATGGCCTGAACCACTATTACAGAATGGCCCAATACGCTGAAACATCAGGGGATAGAGATTGGGAGCTTTTCCACTGGAAATCTGAGGAAATATTACCGCCGGAAGTGATCGAAGCAGCAAAACGCACAATGAGCCTGAAGCAATACAATCAGGAATATTGTGCCAGCTTTGAAACGGCGATGGGCCGGATATATGAAGACTACAGCAAGGCCAACTACACGGACGCTGCCATAGAGCCGCATGAACAGTTAATGTGGATGCACGATCAGAACTATACGCCCCTATCGTCGGCCATCGGTGTGAGGCGCAAAGAAGGGCTTTATCTCCTAGACGAAATCGTCTTGACCTCTGCCGTGAGCAAGCAATCCGCTACTGAGTTTGTCGAGCGCTACAAAGACCACAAGAACAAACACGTTTTGATATATGGAGACCCCTCTGGACGGGCCGGAGAAAAGCACGGGCACGCATCAGACTACACAGACATCGAAGGGGTGTTGAAAGATAACGGCTGGACTTATAGCCGCAGAGTTAAGAAGGCTCACCCGGCGATCAAGGACAGACAGAACGCGGTACGCACTAAGATTTGCACGGCTAGTGATGAGCATTCGTTATTCGTAAACCCCAACACGGCGAAGTGGTGCCATGAAGGGCTGGCAACTGTTCAGCTAAAGAAAGGCTCCACATTTCAGGAAGACCAGAAGAACGATTATCAGCACATCACAACGGCGATTGGCTATTGCGTAGACTATGAATGGCCTGTCGAGCAAGCTGTCGAATCCTTCAAAATTACGTTTGCCCATTAAAGTGCGGTATCATGAACTCATATATTTATCAAAGGCTGGCCTAGATGAGCGTCACTAACCTAAATCCAGAATATCAGGCAGTTGTTGACGATTGGCTGCTTGTTAACGATTGCGTAAACGGTGAGCGGAAGGTTAAAAGCAAAAAGCAGAGATACCTACCGAAGCCCAACGCTGGTGATAAGTCACAGGAAAACGAAGACCGATACACCAGCTACATGGCCCGCGCTCAATTCGTAAACTTCACGGCAAGAACCAAGCGGGCGCTGGTTGGCTCAGTATTCCGTAAGAAGCCCATTGTCGAGCTACCTAATGCGCTTGAATATCTGCGAGAAGACGCAAGCCGAAGCGGAATTAAGCTGGACAATCTGATCAAGCTATCGGTCGGCAGCGTGCTGGAGAATGGCCGCGCCGGGCTGCTGGCAGACTATCCGCAAGCCGAGGAAGGTCTGACGCTTGCCGAGACTATGCGAAACCGCGCCTATGTTATCCACTACAGCGCAACCAAAATCATCAACTGGCACGTAAACCAGGGCGGAGTACTGGATCTTGTCGTGTTGCAGGAACAGGAAGAAGTGCAGCAAGGCACGGCGTTCAACTATGTGATCGAGCCTCGATACCGCGTATTGCTGCTACTGGATGGAGTGTATCAGCAGCACTATTACGATGAAGGCGGCGTCTTGGTATGGGCAGCCACCCCGACAGACTCAAAGGGCCAGCCCTTCTCAGAGATCCCTTGGTCATGGCTTGGCTCTGAAGACAATGACGAGAGCTTAGATGTTCCGCCGCTTCTGGACATTGCCAACATCAACGTCGGCCACTATCGGAACTCGGCAGATTACGAAGAGTCCAGTTTCCTGGCAGGCCAGCCGATGCTGCACATCGACATCGGTGAGACTAGCCCTGACCTTTGGAAAGAAGAGAACCCGAACGGCGTACTGGTGGGCTCGAAGCGAGGCATTATCACCAAGGGCGGCAAGATGGAGCTGGTTCAGGCAGAGCCCAACAACCTGCCTAACGAGGCCATGAAGCGCAAAGAAGAACAAATGGTGGCCATCGGTGCCCGTATCATCCAGGACAGCACAGGCGTCGAAACAGCAGAAGCTGCACGAATCCGACACAGTGGCGAAACATCCGTGCTGATCAGCATTGTGGAGAACAACGAAGCGGGCTATGAGCGCGTTCTTGGGTTCTGCGCCCGTTTCATGGGTGCCGACGAGGAAGCCATCGACGTTAGCCTGAACCGCGACTTCTTCGACAGCAAGCTAGCGCCACAGGAAATCATGGCAATCATCCAGCTTGGCGACACGCAGCTAATCGCACCATCTGACCAGCGGACTATGATGCGCACCGGGCGGCTGGAACTGGACAGCGAGAGGACTGACGAGGATATTGACGCTGAAGTTGTGGACAAGCCGCCGCTATGAGCGCCAACGCCTTCTTAGTAGATGCCCAACTACGGCACCAGATCATGATTCAGCGTCTATCCGGGGGCATATGGAAAGACGTGGATCCTGTGCTTCAGAGGATGCGTGACTCTATCGTGGCCAGGCTGGCGTCAGAGCCGACTGACTTCCAGATCACCCGACTCAACATGCTGATGGCCGACGTTAACGGCATGTTGAAAGCCTCGCTTGGGGAGTTCAGCGGACAGCTTCAGCTTGGGCTTGAGGAATTCGCTGAATACGAGACGGGCTTCCAGGGGCAGGGATGTTGGGGGGCGTGATCAACGTGGAAACGGTGTTGCCGCCTGTTGAGCAAGTGGTCGCTGCATTCACTGCTGAGCCTGCTGGCATTATTACAGGCGACAGAGTGGACAGGCTGACTATCCCGCAGATGATGAGCCAGTTCAGCGACAAGAAAAGCAAAGAGATCATGAATATAGTCAGGGCCGGCTTCATTGAGGGCCAGACCACTGATCAGATAGCACGCCAGGTGAGTAGCCGAGTCACGAAGCGCACCAGGGCGCAGGCTAGAGCGCTTGTCAGGACGGCAACGAACCACGCCGCAAGCGTCGCAAGAAGCAAGACCATGCAGGCCAATGCCGACGTGCTGGAAGGCGAGGAATGGATCTCAACGCTTGACAGCAATACAACGCAGACGTGTTTTGGTTTGTCGGGAAACATATACCCGGTTGGCGTCGGACCTACCGCGCCTCGTCATTACAACTGCCGCAGTCTGAGAGCTGCAAAGGTCAAACCAGAGTTCAGTCTATTCAAGGGCGGCTCCACAAGGCCCGCTATTGGGTCTGATGGCGTTGAGCAGATAAGCACACGCAAGACGTTCGGCGGATGGCTCAGGGATCAGCCAGACAGCTTTCAGGATGAGTTCTTTGGCAAGTTCTCCGGCGGCGCGACTAAGCGTAGGCTATTCAAAGAGGTCGGCTTGATCCGCAACAGTTCATCGACCCCAACGGCGTGGCGCTGTCACTGGACGAATTGCGCAGACTTGAGCCGCAGGCATTTGAACGCGCAGGCTTATAGCTAAACGGTATAAGACAATGGGCCTGCATTAGCTTATGGTTAGTGCAGGTTTTTTATTGGGAGAAAACGTATGATGAAATTGTCTGTATCAAAAGGAATGCCTGAAACCTTTGACGAGGCAGGGTATGAGGCTTTGGAGTATTGGGAAGTTCCTAGCCAGTCCGCCGCTGCCAAAAGAAATGATGCAAAACCAAATCAAACCCCAACCATGACGGTTATCATTAACGGCGAAGAGCACCAACGGACTATAAAAGGATACGTTGATGGCCTACCCTATCCTGAGACTTTTGACGATGAGTTTTATCACAGGGTCATGAGCAGCGTAGTGCCGACAATCGTTAAATCAAAGTAACGATCAAACCCCAGCGGGCGAGTGAGTATCAAAATGACTGACTACAGAGAAAAAGATT